TAGCAATCCTCAAACTTTATTCTTTGTTCTGTGTGTGCCAGTATACAGCCTAATGAACTCCCTGCGTCTCCAGGGCTTGGGAATATCCACATATCATCAAACATTGCACGAATCTTACTATTTGCTACACAATTAAGTGCAACTCCACCAGCATATGCAACTTTTGGCCCATACTTACGAGCCTTTGCAAATATTTCCATGAGTTCATTTTCTAAGTGTGCTTGTGCTGACGCCGCTATATCTTCAGGTGTTTCCCAAAACCATTTACGCATAGGAATACCTTTGTGATGGTTGTTGTTAATAAAGTCTAGCATATCAATAGTTACATCTCCATATGCTGCCATGCCCATTGTAATATACTCATCTTCGTTGGGTTTTAATCCTATTCGTTTCGTAATAGCACTATAAAATAATCCTAGTGACCATGGGTACTGACGACTCCATACTTTTTCTCCATCTACCCAAATACTTGCAGTGTCAAACTCTCCTATTGCATCTATGACAACTGTGCTGTCAGGTACGAAAGGAGCAGTAAAATAAGCACTGGCGTAGTGACTTTTATGGTGAAGTATATCTCTGACATCGTACGCTCTGCCATTCTCTGTCGCTGCCAGTCCGTACATGTCTCGTCTGCAATTCTTGATTTCAGTATGTTCGTAAAATATTGTTTTATCATATGCGTACTCATTATATGCGTGTTCTTTTACCCACTGCGGCACCCACGCATCATTCTTTTTGCGTGTCATTCTCTCTATGTGACTTGCGAATAATATTCGTTGGTCTCTTACAACTGCAATAGCTGCATCGTGAAAGCCTTCACTAATCCCTAAATATGTCATTCTTTTTGGGAAAACTTTGTAGAATCTTTGATTCCATACTAAAGCATTCCGTATGCCCTCCAAAATGGTGCTGTGTTTTATGTCTATCATCCTGATACATCTTGTGTAGTTTCTGTTCCCATCTCCAGCAATCGTATATCGTCCCCTGCCAAAGTCTCTGTATTCTGATGTCGTAGTTTGTAAACCCACGCCCTCTTTTTACTGCGTCTTTGAATGTTCGCCCTTTTGCGATGCCGACCTTTATTGTTTCTCGTTCCCATGTTTGCATGTTTACCAGTACTATTCCGTATAGTATGCCGTCTTTTTCTTTTTCCCATGGATGGTTATTGAAAAAGGTTTGATTATATACTCCGCCACTCATTTCCACTCCCACCCTTCTTCGATTGAAGACTGACAGCCTTGGATAAAATCTCTATCTTCTTCTGAGAGAACTGACCAAAATTTACTGATAGTTAGTGTATACTCCATGCACCCGTTGGGGTCTACGATATGAACATTGTTATTCATCATGAATTCTAGTACATCTAGTTTTTTCTGTATCTTCTCTCTTAGTATCATATCTTATACTTATACTTAGGATTAATATAGTTATCAAACATTTTTTGATTATCAACTCCTAAACCAAAGTAATCTTGTACTTTATTAGTATAGATATCTTCGTAGTATGTCACTTCCAGTCCTAGATGATGAGCAATAAGTTTTAGCATATCACTACTTTGTTCTTCTTTCATTTTTAGTTGCTTCCATGTTTCAGTATCAGGTATTATGGAAGGAGTATACTTATATGCTCCTCTCCACTTTCCAAAGTACTGTGCATGTAATGCACTACTAACTCTTGCATCTATATCTCGTCTATCAAGTACGATTACTTTATCAAACTTTTGTGCAAATCTATACCAAAATACAACCTCACTAGCATTGTCTAACCAGTCCAATCCTTCACAATTATATTTAGGTTGTGGTTGATTCCAGTAGAATCCTAAGTACTGCTGTACATTTACTATGGATTTAACTACCATGTTGTCAGGCATGTTTTGATAAGTAAAATTATTGTATGCTTCACTACGATACTCAGGTCTTAACTTAAGTCCTCTGTTCCATGGCTCAGGAACAACATCATAATCTAGTCCTTCTCCGAGTCCTAACATAATATTTGTACTTCCTGTCCTGCCATTAGCAAGGATTAGTATTCTCATACTCTTCTCACTATTCTAGGTATGATTTCTCCACTACGAATAACTTCTACTCCACATCCAATCTCAAGGTCTAGTGCCTCGATATATCCAATGTTATGTAGAGTTGCTCTACTTACTGTCGCTTCTCCAATGATACAAGGCTCTAGAATCGCAACTGGCGAAACAGCACCTGACTTCCCGACATTCCATTCAACGTCCAAGAGCCGAGTAACTACTCCAGCCTGTCTTGTTTTTAAAGCGAAACTACCTCTAGGGTGGTGTGCTGTGTAGCCTAATTTTTCAAAATATATATTAGAGTCGACTCGTACAACTTTACCGTCCTGAGGGAATTCACGATAATCACTTTTGGTGACAGCGTTAAATCCCATACCTGATACTAAATTCATATCTTCTGTCCACTCAGCACCGATAGCTGGTTGAAGTCCATATGCAATAAAAGTAAGGTTACGAGATTTAAATTCTTGTAAGTCTTTTAGATTCAAAGCACCACTTGCATAATTTCTAGCATTTGGTATTGTTTTTGGGGCAACGATTTCTCCAGTAATCTGTTTGACACCTTTGCTCCATATCTCATTTGGTACTAAAGACTTAATTTTATCAGTAATATCTAGACCCGCTCTACCGTCACCACGCGTGAGTGCTTGATGAAAGATGCCGTCTACATAAGTTATAGACACAGCTGCACCGTCCAGTTTGGCAGTCATAATAGTTGGTTGTTTAGATTCCCAGTTTGGTTCTTCATCTTCTCCTACAAAGACTTTCTGAAGTGAATACATTGGGAAAGGGTGGTTATATCGTGTATCATCACTTGCATGACCTACTTGCTCCTCAAGAGCAGTGTTCTCTACAAGTCTATCATATACATCATCAGGTAATATAGGATTGCCTTCTGCATACTTTTGATTACAATATTCTAGGTATTCTGTCTTATTCATAGATATATTATACAGAATTTTTAAGGATTTGTCAAGGACTATTTTTTGGTGCTATTGGTATAACTCGTCTAATATCTCTTTGAAATGAGTTTCTAATACTCCTTTAACTTCTGAGATAGAAAGTATCTCTACTAAGGCTGTAAATATTTCTCGAAGGTTATCCAAATCAATAGGCAAGGCTATGCCGTCCCTTGTTGGTTTCCATTCTTCATCAAAGTCCATATAGTATTTCCTGATATGTAAGTACTCCGTACCACGAAAGTTGTTTACCATAACAAAGACTTTTTCATTCTTCTCTTCGTTAAAGTGTACTTCCTTTTCGTATACTGGAGTTTCGTTATGTAATTCTATCATTTTTTAGTATCGCTGCTAGAGGTACAATAGACGTTACGTTATCAGGTTGTAATAGTCTGTAAGAGTCGGTGTCCCAACAAAACAATAGAACTTGTCTTTGAGATGGTTTGGCTCGATTCTTTTTTGACTGTATATATTTGTTATCGAAGTCACCTGTGCAGACATTATATTTCAGTCTACGACTATTCTGACTACGATATGTGACAATAGCGTCGCCCGCTTCGTCAAGTTTTCTAACAAAATCTTCCTTTTTCATTCGTTTCCTTGTAGGTAGTTAATATCTATTAGCGTCCTATCAATGGTATCGTCTTACGAGGTGATTCCTGTAGATAAAAAAATACTCAGGGAGGTTGCCCTCCCCAAGATTCAGGGGTAATTAATCGTTTAGTTCGTTAATTAGTGTTGTAAAATATACAGCAGCCTTACCTGTTAGCTTACTGACAATTGCTGTGTCGGCTTCTTTACCTGCATCAGAGATAGCTTTTACTAAGTCATCTTGTGCTTGTGCGACATTTACTCTGCCACCACCAGTTCCACCACTGCTTTTTACTGCTGGAGTTTTCTTAACATATACTCCTGCTTTTGTTAAAATCATTCTGACTCCATTTGGGCTCTCGCCTAATTCTTCAGCAACCATCTTAACAATCTCCATACTGTTGTCTGGAGTTGGTTCTTCTGCAGTATACATTTCAACTGCTTGTTCTTTACTTTCGTCTGTCCACGCCATAGTTCTTTTCCTTTTTAATGTGTAGTTTTGTTTGTATTCGGCAAGGCTAAAAGTATTGCGATAACCAGGACACCAACCTGTGGTCTCTAGCATCTGTGTGTAATACCTGTCGCTCATTGCTTATTTCCTTAATATAAATATATTATATCGGAATTTTAACCTTGTGTCAAGAACTATATTTTAGTAGCTATAACCGTAGACTGTAATGTCTTCCTGATACAGCTCGTATATATGTTGTTTACTTTTTAAAGTATACCAACGTTCCCACATAGGTTGCACTTCTTCATCCTGTAAAATTGATATATCTTTGGGATGTAGATTTGAAAAATTTAATTCTTCTTTCCATGCTTCGAATCTGACTATATGGTCACAGTCTTTATAAAGTACAGTTTGTAACTCGGGAGTAGATTTATCTACCCAAGCATCCATTCCTATATAGTCTAGACTTTGTATGTATAAAGAGACTATTCTTTCGTAAGGATTTCTTACTACTCCTATAGTCTCGTTATCGCACTTTAATATTAAAGAGGTCAAGGTAATAAACTCTCTAATGCTTCTAGCTTTTCCTGTGCGGATGCTAGTTTGTCTAATTGTTTATCAAATTCTTCTATTAGATCAGAGTGCTCTCCAATACCTACTGAGTTAGTAAAGTATGTATGCAACACTGCTTCTGCCTCTTTAGCTTCTGCTATATACTTAGCTCTAAGAGCTTCGTAATATCTATTTCCTCTATGCATCTTTGTCTCCCATATATGCTGGTATAAACGTCCTAAGAAATCTGTCTTGGTGTTTATTAATTAATATAACATGAACCAGTAAAGGTAAACATACACCCAAAAAAATGGTGAAAACAATTCCACCTGCCCAGGCGTATCTGTATGCTACATTATTACTATCAATTTTTCCGATAATTTGTATTGCTGGTACATATAGGTTATAAACACCTAAACATACTCCAGCTATCCAAAATGCCGCTACTATAGTTAGTGCGTCCATTTTATTCCTTTTTACATATACTCGCGTAAATGTCTTAGACTGCCCATCTCATAAGATGCTAGACAATATTGTTTGCCTGCATGACTTAGATATGGGAAGTACGTATCTTTTAAATCCTCTTGTGTACACTCTATTGTATTTACTAAATACACTTTGTACCCTCTTTCTTCCGCCAGTTCAGGCTTCAGTTCTCTACTAACTATTGCTGGATAGTTTTGTCTAATTGCCCAAATCTTTTCTTCAGGTTTGAACTCCTCAGCTACGCACTGCTCTGGTAAGAGTGCGTTTCTTCTTCCTTCATAGTCTGTCATTGAGAGCTTCTGAGGTACTCCAATTCTATCAATGATACCTTTTACGAAAGCAGGAGAACGATACAACCCTTTGGCTATATCTGATACTGTAGCTCCTTCCAAGTACATCGCTACTGCGGATGAAATTTCTTGTGGTGTTGCTGCTTTACCTTTGTTCTGTGCTTTTCGTTTTGCACGAAACTCCATAGTCTCGTTAAATTCTGTTATAATATTACTCAATCTTGTTGTGTTGTAAGCAATATTTAATATGCCACAAGCTTCCTTCTTGGTAATAGGTTTACTACCATCCGTTGGATTTAATAACTCAATTACCTTGGTTATATTCGCTTGTGTAATCTGTTCGTGTTTTTTTATTCTCATCTATTTTTGACCCCATCAAAATTATTGCATAATGCAGAATCTTTAATAAGTCCTGCTCGTTTCTTCCTTCTTTCTTTCCATAGCGTTGGGCGTACTTTATAATGTTGCCTAGGCAAAAGCCTTCGCCATGACCAGCGTCGAAGATGAACTCCGTTGACTGGATTTTATTCATACTGTAGTGTTGGTCGTATGTTCCCAATATATGATTACGTAGTTTGTTTAGGACTACATCTTCACTAAATTTATATTTATCTTCTTTATAATTACTCATTAATCCTCCAAATTAGTTGGGTCCATTTGTATTTTTGCTGGTGCTTCATACCATTGTATACTGGCATTTTCTGCCCACTCTATATACTTCTCCTCTATCTCTAGTATTGCCATAAAAGTTTCATATCTTCTATGTGTTTTTGTCTGCATAGTATCTGTAAACATAGGTTGAAACAAATGAACCTGTTTATCA